AGCTCGGCACCAGCGGCCCAAGTCGCGGTTGCCCACAGAAGTGCATCCTCGTTGTAACCAGTGACCTGAATCCAACCATAACCACCGTCGCCGGCGGTTCCGGTTGAATCCGCAGCGATCGAGTCCGAAGCCACGACTCCCCCACAGAACGCGAGGTCAGCAGTGACTCCACCCTTGATCGTCTCGTAGCACGCGTCTCCTTTGCTAAACGTATGAAACGCAGCCATGCCAACGGTCATCGCCGTAGTCTTAGTGTTCTGGACCCAACGATAGAGATCGTTACCGAACCAGTACAAGTTCCCAACGCCCTCGAGGTCGCCTTTGTCCTGACGCTCAGAACGATACGGAGCCGATCGGGACGGGTCACCAGTGATTGCTAAACCTTTCATTGCAAGTTCCTTTCTTAAGTCTCGTAGAGCCGCCCGTGCCGGCGAAGCTCGTTTGAGGTCATGTTGAGAGTGCACAAGATATGAGCAAGACGCTCACCTTGCTTCGCTATGGGCTTCCATTCGGTCATGTCAAACCACATCCCCGGATCGTAGACAACCTTAATCCGCGGAGTCGAGAGCATTAACATCTGGTTCTTTGACGAGATTTGAATATCCGCGTCGGGGACCCAGATCAAACGCTTTCCACGGAATCTCAGAACGTCGTAGCCAAGGTCCGCGAGATGCGTGTCGGCTTCCTTGACGAGCTGCGATGCTTCCACAGCGAAGTTCTGGTAAATCTCGAACCAGGTCTGACCCGTGACGAGAAGATCCGGTGCGATCTTATTGGCACTAATGGTATTGAACAGGTTGTTCATATCATCAAGCAAATCAGTCTCGGGCGTGGCACTCGCGGCCTTGTACTTCGGAACCCACCAGGAGTTCGACCTGGCGATCTTCCCGTAGTAACCCGTTGCTCGACTCGCGTAGGGCGGAACGATATCGTTCAAACCCTGAGGTTCCTTGCCAGACTCATCCGTGACGATGGCCCCAAGTGCCCGGTCGTCGAAATGCTCGACCAGTGCTTCTCGGACTGCAGCCATTCGCGGCTCGAGATAACTCTTGATCTTGGACTTTCCACGGTTGATCTGATCGTCGAAGATCGACCGCTGAACCTTGCCAGCGATGTATCTCCAAGTCCACAGTGCAACCGTTTCGAGCTCTGGTTCACCCTCACCGAGTGAGTCACCCTTGGAGACCGCAGTCACGGTTTCTTTCCCGTAACGAATCGTCTCCTCAATGAATCGACCACCTTCTTGAGGCACTCGGCATCCGGCGTCTTCGAGAGCCGCCCAGATTACATTCGCCTCGAGAATGTTGTCGATAGCGTCTGGCTTGATCTCATACCACGTAGTGGTAAAAGCATCATCCATCCGCTCAGTTAAGTCTGAAAGTGTCGTAGTCATATGACTATAATCCTTCTATATCAAGTCTTTCCAACGCATCGTGCAGTACCGAGGTGAAGCTCTTCTTTGCCACGTCGCCAACTTTGGCTCGAGGCTTCGGAGCCATCCGAACACCGTACCCAGTGGGCTTCTCAGACGAGGCTCTCTCGGTGCCAGAAGGCTCGCCTTTGCGAGACTTCGCAACGTGATAAAGCTCCGTTACCGATAGCCCAGGATTGTCCCTTGATAGGGACATCATATCCCTTGCGTAGGAATCAAAATCCTTGAACTTCTCCCTTGCAGTATCAACTTGCTCCGTTACAGAGACCTGTGTCGTCTTGGCCAGGAAAGCATCAAGTCTTGAAGTCGTGCCTCTGAGCTCGTCGAACTGAGGTTTCATGGACGCTGAGATCAGTCCAGGAACTTTCCTCATCACAAGCTCCACCAGTCCCTTGTTGTCGAGACCGTCGAAATCAACTCCTTCGAAACTCACTGGCTCTGACACTTGTCCAGTGTCTTCTACCAGCTTAACTTTCTTGCCAGACTGCTTCGCGTCTAGCAATGCCCGAACGTCGGGGTCTTGGATCAACTGTGCAAGGTTCTTCGCACCATCGAGACCTTCTCGAAGGCCTCCTACCATCTCTTGAACACGTGCCTCAGCCGCGGCCTTCGCCTGGTCTATCACGGATGGGGTTTCAGTTTCGGTATCGTTAGTTTCGGTATCTTGATCACTCACGTTAGCTCTCCTTCTGGTTTAACTTCGCTACCGACTCTGGACCCGGGACCTGAGTCACAGGACCAAACTTTCGGGACTTCTGATTCTTTGCTCGCTGATACGTGAAGTACTCGTGACGAAGCGCCCTCGACGCACGACCCACAGCTCGTAGCGTAAACAACTCTCCGTTCTCTGTTATGCGGATAGCCCAAGTACCGTTGGTCTGGACAAGGTGAAGTTCGAGCACCCGTTTCACTGGCACTGGCGCTAGTGCCAGCTCCGGCTCCGGCTCCGGCGCCAGTGCCAGCTCCGGTGATGTTTTAGCCCCTAAAGTATCACTAAGTTTCGTCGGGACATCTCCGCTCTCAGACTTAACGTTCTCTGACATCTTCAATCACTCCACTTACGAGGCCCTTTTCGCGGCAGTAACTTCGCAAACTACTCTTGGTTTCAAACGTCATCGGCACATCGGCTATGTGGTCGAGCGTCACGGGTGTCCACGTGTCGGCCACAAAAAGGTCAACAAGACGTTTCATGGCTCGACCACACACGGGACACTTCACGTCACGGTCCCGTTGGTCCACCTGGCACAAGTCCAGGTGCCTGTGGCCCTTGCTGCACTGGCGACTGTACTGAGGCATTTCTGAACATCCCACTAAACTCAGGGTCGTTGAAGGCCTGGCTCAGGAACGTCCTGAGCTTCTGCGGGTCGACCATCGGGTCCTGAGCCAAACCCTGGTAAAGGCTCAGTGCTTGTTGCTTGCGAGACGTGAGAGAGTCAAAGTTCTCAGACGTTAGTTCAAGATCGTAAAGATAGTCACCTCTGAGTGAGGCTCCGATAAAGCTTTCCCACTCCGGGGCGTCGACACCGCAGATCTGAACCCACCGCGGGGATTTCCAGAACTGAAAGATCGCTCCGTTGAGACGTTGAAACAACTCCGTGTAACACCGACGAATAGCCATCATTCGCCGGGACGATCTCTGGTCCCCAGCGGATTTAACGATTGTGGCTTCGGTCGCTGAACGTCTGGTCGAAGTGTCGAACTCTCCGAGGGAGTTCCGACTTTGACCCATAGTCTCCTGAGCGTTCCTTCGCACATACGTGGCTTCTTGCTCAAGGATTAGATTGTTGTTCCCAGGAGTCATTGTCATAATCGCTTCTTGAAGTGACACACCGGGATTCAGTGGGATACCAATCGCGACTTCTGAGCTCAGTGCCTTGTCCACAGCTTCAGGACTCAGTGCCGTAGGGGAGTAAAAGAACTTCAGCACCGAGGCTCGACGTTGCTTCTGGGCCTGAATCGTGATATCACTGAGCTCAGCTTGTTGCTGCTTCAGATACTGAGCATCAGACGTAGTCCAGAACGTTCGAGACTGCGGCACGAAGCCTACGTCGACAAACGGTAGAAGCCCGTCGATTTGCATGAGATCCCTCTCGTTTCGGACGAACTTATCGAAGCCCGATGCTATGACCTTGACCTTGCCGTCACGAGCGTCGTGAATCTCCCAGAGCTCACAGAACTCTGTCTTTCGAGACATTCCCTGATGTGTCGTGTAAATCTCGCCAAGTCTCCACTGGGAGCTCTTCTTCACGTAGCTTTGGACAAAGTCTTCCATTGACATCACTGGCTCGAGATCCCGAGTGTTCTCGTACTTGGGATCGGCACGAAGCTCCTCGATGTGCCGAACCACGCGGTGCACCGCCCAGGGAGCCTTTGCGAGTTGCCGAGTCCCCCACGGGACAATAAAGTCATGCGGAACTATCGACCGAACCCAGGGCATTCCCGGAGTTGTGCCATACTCGATTCGACGCCCACGACGATCGAACTGTGAGAGCGAGGCTCCCAAGCCCATGATATCATTCGCTGCGTCCCAACCCCACTCCGAGTCGTAGCCTATCTTAAGAATCCCTCGACTCCACAGGAACGCACACAGTGTCGCGTGCTCAATCTCCGGGCCGATGTCAAGTCTCTGAATCAAAAGGTTATCCACGGCTTCGAGTATCCGAGACTGAGGAACCGTCTCCGGTCGGGTGGCCTTGACTAGCATCCGTGGTTTGGGCACATTAAGTGCCGAGAGCATTGCATCGCCCTGGCTGGCGATTATATTCGGGCCAGAGTTGGCGTTCGATGGATGGACGTCATAGTAAAGTGCTTCAAGCTCCGTCCACAGATCGAACAGTCCGTACTTGCAACGGTATGCCATTCCGTCGTCGATCTCTTTCACCCAATCCTCAACGTCAAGTTCTTTGAACATTATCGGACACTCCTTCAAGAGGAACGATTACTTCTACTTTTGACATAAGCCGGAATGAGTGAATCGAACACTCGTTTAAGGGCTAACCCTCGTCCTGCCACTGGATGAATCCCGGCTGCTCTGCGTCAGTGCCTTACGCCGCAGGCACTGCAATCGTTATTCCAGACGTTGACGTGACCTCAGTCTCAGTCAAATCGTCCGAGAAGTTTCCGACCCACGAATCGTTCGTACCGGCTTTGTACGAATTACTCGCCGTCGAGTAATCTCCACAGAAGTGATTCGCCCTGACTACATTGGCCCCAACCGTGGCACCTGAGATATCCAAGTGCACCGTGGTCTGTGCCGCAGTGTTCGCAGCTCCGATCCCACGGTCAGCAAAGAAGTTCCCATCGACTAAACCCTGACGGACTCTCACACTCACGTGGTTGTAATTCGAGTGGAACCTGCACCCTGTGACTCTCCAACCAGAGTTCTCACCTACGGTATATCCCGAACCACCGATACCCGTCCCATAGACGGTCGTTGCGTAGTTCAGGTAACAGAACTCACAGTTCCGCACGGTCACATTCGCATTGTTCCCGTCAGAGTGAATCCCAAAGTACGATCCGGCCTTGCCCTGAAAGAGACAGTCTTCGATCACTGAGTTCCACGCTCCACTGAGCTTGATCGCCGCAGGAGTGCCAGAGCCATACGCCGGAGGCCGGAACTTGATATTCTTGATCAGAACGTCATACGCATTGACTGTGACACACACCGCGTCCTCTGCCCCGGTCCACACGGCTCCCAAGGGACCATTACCCAGGCCGACGATCGTCAGTCCAGTCATCGTCACG